CGGCTTATGTATGTTCGCGGCATGGACAACGCACTGATAGAACCAGGTGTAGAAGGCGACGAAAGCCTATACTGCTACGATATCATTTATGGGCGTGGCACACCGCGAGAAACTGAGCTTGCGTTTGCATCCGGGTATTATTGCGGGCGACAGGACGAAGCTAAAATGGCCCGATGTGCCGCCTTAGCTAAGAAGCTGGGCTATACGATTTAGCTTCGTGCGGTTCGAACTCCACCGTTACGGTAAAGATGCCATCGTGTGTGATGTAGCTTGTTGAATGCACCATGTTTGCGCACTTGTTGTCGAGGAACTGTGCGAGAACGTCTGGCGTTAGATCAGCCACGTTGCCAGCAACCCGCAGGCAAACCCTGTGCCAAAGATCACCGCGACAGTGCCAATGGCGACAATGGCGATGCGGGTGTTGAGGCCGTCCATGTGCTGGCCTCCTGTGTATTCACCCGCTCTCCACACACCAACGCTCTTGTGTAACGCCCTTGGGGCTTTCGGAGTGTGTCGTTGGGGGAGGCGGGTAGGACTTGCGCCCTATCTCGTGAATGACAACGCCCGCGAACCTTTCGGCTGCGGGCGCAGTTATTAGACCTTAACGAACCGTTGCATACTTTGCCGCATTCGTCAACCCCCTATTGTGATGCGGTGCGCAGCCATGCGCAATTCGAGCAAAGCCAAGGGGAGAACGCGCTTTTCTGCCACTGGTGCAATGGATGAACCGCGCTCCCTGCCGCCGTGCTGGCGAACACACCATTGCGACAGGCTCATATCATCCACAGCCACCGCGCGGGCAATCCGCCACAGGTTGCCCATTTGGCACTCCATGCGCCCCGCCTCGCGGGAAGCGGACAGGATCGCAATGCCTGGACCGTTACCGCCTCCCCCGGTTGGGGTGAAGTCGATGCAGGACTTGAGCGGGGATCGATCCGCAAGGCTGGCTTGGTCGCGGTAATAGGCAAGCTTGGCCCATTCATCCGGTGACAGCTTGTCCGCCTTGCGTAGCGTGTCGATCACCGGCACCAGCTTGCGAGCCATGCCAGCGGACTCGAAGTCGTTATGCGCCTCACGTTCCTCTGTCGGGCGTAGGTAGTGATCCACCACTGCGTTGGTCTTGGGCTTCTTGGGTTTGCGCTTTGCCATATCCTATCCCGTCCTTAAAGCCCGCTGGGGCGTGTTGTTGTGTTTTGGCTATCCGCGTTCGGAATTGCCGTGCTATGGGTCGTGTGGGGCTTCTGGCGGGGCTGTGTAGCTAATTTCCCAGTAAAGGCCGGAAAGCCTGCGCCAATACCACTCCATCCACACAATATCTCTGACATTCCCCGAGATGACGACTACGGGGAACCATGCAAAACGCCGATGCCAATCGCCGTCAACGCAACGCCACTTCACAGCACCCACCCGATCACAATCACCACCACCAGCACCAAGGCCAGAAGCTTCCACGGCTTGTTGTCGCCCATGCGGTGGACGCGGGCGTTGGCGGCTGCGAGGCTGATCTGCACTTCATCGGCCAGTTCGCGCTCGATTTGCCGCGCCCGGTCTTTCAAGACTTCGATGCATTCTGCCAACACCCGCAACTCCCCCACCGCCTCGGCAATGATGTGCCCATGCGGGGTGTCGGGTCCGCCAGCGGGCAGCAGGCCCTCGAGCTTGTCGGCTGTGGTTTGGGTAGGTGTCATGTTGGGTTCCTTCCGTTGAGTTTACGCCAGAGTTGAATTGATGGCTTGTGCAGGTCTGGATATTCGCCCGCCTTGAACTTGGCGCGCATGGTGGCGTCTGAAACACCGTCGGCCAGATCGCAGAGGAACATCGCGTTCCCATAGCCGACGTTGCGCTTGGGGGCTGGGGTGTGGGTGAAAAGGTCGGTCATGCGGCCACATCCGCCCAATCCCTTCCGAACTGGTCGGGGATATGCACCTGCACTGCCAAGCCGTGGCGCCCGGCCAGTTTCGCTGCCAAGGTGTAGGCCGCTGCCTGCCCACCGAACTTGGCATCGCAATCCCCGAAAATCAGGATTTCCGTCACGCCAGCGGGAGGTTGCCACTTGGCCAGCACAGATGAATTGATTGCGCTCCACACGGGCACGTTGAACCGCGCCGCCGCTGCAAAGGCAGTCTCAATCCCCTCGGCAATTCCAAGCCGTTCGCCATGCACGGGGAACAGCCGGACAGCCGAACCTTCCGGGATTTCTCCAGGCATCATGGCGCGGGGGTTTTGCATGTCTGCTTTGCCGTTCGGGCCAAGAAACGTGCGGTGGATATTCGCCGCCGTGCCATCGGGCCGCTGCACCAGCGCCAGCAAGGCGGGGCGCTTCTCCCCATCAGGGCACGGGCACTGCCCAGTGAACCGCAGACCAACGGGGAGGTTGCGCGGCAGTTGCACCCGGCCTGACAGGTAGGCAACAGCCGGATCGCCAGCCTGCAACCGCTCGGCACCAGACCACAGGCGGTTGAGCATATCGGCGCGGGTGCGGTCGTCCATTTTCGGGCGAACGGGCTGGGCCTCGACGTTGCCCACGATTTCATCCACCCGCTGGGCCGTGGTGGCAAAGTTCCACCCGTTGAACTGCATCAGCAGATCGAAGCCATTGCCCGCACCGCACTGATTGCAGATGAACGTCCCGTTCCCGTCCTTGTTGTCAAAGCGGAAGCGGTCAATCCCCGCGCAGATCGGGCAGGGGCCGTGCTTGCCGGACAGGAACTTGTCCTCGATGCCTAAGGTTTTCAGGATGCCAGCCCACTTGCCACGGGCCGCGTCTGCGGTCTTGCGCTTCATGCCTTGGCCCTCCCCTTCATGAACCGGATATCCTTGGCCTTCACGAAACTGATAACCTCGTCACACGGGGGCGAAGGCAGGGCCGCTTTGGCATCACCCACAGGCCACACCTTGAACTTGTCGCGGTAGGTATGCGCCGCCCATCCGGTTGAACGGCCACGTTCCCGCGCGATCCACAGCACCTGCGAATAGAACGCGCACTTGTCGGCCATAGTCGGCTTGGCCTTGGCACCCTTGGCCACCTCGACAAGCTGGCCTTCCTCGAACTCGATTTCGCTCTGGCGCGTGGGCGTGAAACCGCACGAAGGGCACTCGCGGACCTTGGGAGCCTTCAACGTGCCGCACGAAGCACATTCACGCGGCATTGGCTCACCCTTTTCCTTGCGGGTGACGGGGGCCTTGTCCTTGCCAGAAAGCAATTCCGGGTGATGGATATCAGTCACGAAGCCGAGGCGGGCGTGATTGTCGGCATGGTCCAAAATCAAACAATCGGCCTTGCCCGGTGCCGTTCGCAGACCGCGCCCGATGCACTGCACAAACAGCATTTCCGATTTCGTGGGCCGTGCCATCACAATGCAGCGCACATCGGCATCAACGCCAGTTGTCAGGGTGCCTACGTTGACGATCCCGGCAATCTCACCCCGCGCCATCCGGTTGAACAGCAGTTGCCGCTCGATCCGGTCAACGTAGGCATCGCAATAGCCCATCGACACACCCACAGAGGCGAATTGCTCTTGCAGCTTGCGGGCGTGGGCACAGTCCACCGCGAACACCAGCGTTGGCCTGCGTTCTGCCCGCTTGATCCACGTTTCGACCACATCGGCCACAAGGCGGCTTTCGCCCATCACATCGGCAAGCTGGCCCTGATTGTAATCCCCGGCCACCGTGCCAACGCTCGTCAAGTCTGGGTGCGAAGGGGCAAACACCCGGAACGGCGACAGGAAACCCGCATCGATCAATTCCTGCATCGACACCGGGCTAACCAGCCCTTGCCAATGGTCAGCCATACCGCGCGCCCACGGGGTCGCAGACAGGCCAATGAACACCCTGCTTGGATTGTCGGCCATCCACTTGGGCACCACCGCGTGTTGCAGGTGGCACTCGTCCACAATCACGATATCGCACTCAGGAACACCGCGCTTCGTCATGGTCTGCAACGAAGCGATCTGCACCGGGCAACTGTAATCGGTGCGCGGGTGATCGGCCTGGATCACGCCAAGGTCTGCGATCCCCTCGGCCTCGAATGCTTCAACCGTCTGGTCGATCAGGCTGATCGCAGGAACAGTGAAACAAACCCGCTTGCCCTTACCAATGGCAGACAGGACAATCTCAGCAGCGGTGCGCGTCTTTCCGGCACCCGTCGGCAATTGCAGGACAACCCGGCGCTTGCCGGACAGCATGGCCTCACGCAGCAGGGTGATCGCCTTGCTCTGGTGCTGGCGAAGCGGGCGGGCATCGAACGTGTCCGGGGCGAACAGTGGGAGCGCGCTCACTTGCCGCCACCCACAACGCGAAACGGCTTGTCCCCTATCTCTAAGCTAGAACTCAATCCTTGGTAAGGATCACCTACACCTTCACCTCCACCTAGGTGTATAACGTCCGTATTACGTTCGTATCCGTTTTTCTCCCACCTTGAGGCGATAGAAGCGCGGGCTTTTTCGCTTTTTTGCTGCACATAATGCCACTCTTTCGTGAGGCGCTTTTGGCTGATCCGGCCCTTCTCGATGGTCCAAAATTCAAGCACCGTGGGGGCAAGTTTGCGCCACTTGGCAACTGGCATTTTGACTAAGGCCGCAAGCCTGCGCTCATCATGCGGTAGGCTGCAATCATCGCTTCCCCATGCCGCCATTAGCAGCAAAAGATAGGCCCCATGCTCCTCTGTGGTGAGGTGCGTCGTGTCGCGATGATAGGCGTCCGGGAACAGCGGGATATGGCTGGGCTTACGTCGCGCTTGCGAATCTCGCTTCGCGCCTGTATTGGCTTCGTGAGCCGTCATTCTTGACCTCCTATATCAGGTCGTTGATGGTCAGGGCCGCGTGGTGTTAGAAGCACCATTGCGGCCCGCTCTCGTTGTAGCAGGCGTGACCGCTTTTCAGCAGTAGCAGTATCCGCCACAAATGCAGTTAATTGGGGATAAAGCGTCATTTCACCACCCGCAATTCTATCTCGGGATAGCAATGGCGGAAGATCGCCGCCCGCAATGGGAAGTCGCGGACAATAAAGCCCTTCACATCTTCCGCGATTACCTTGCCGCCTTCCAGATAAGTGAAGTCGGGGCGGTATCTGGCGGTGTGGCCATTGCCCATTTTGATGTGCTTGCCACCTATCGACAGTTCAAAGGTTGGCTCCACCACCAGTGCATCGATCACCCCGCCACGCAGCAGCAAATGCAACTCGCCACAGCGCTTCGCCTCGCGGGCGCTGGCGTGCATATGCCCATGCTGGCAGGGCGTCTTGCGGGCGTTATACTTGCTCACGCGGCGCGCTTGTGCTTGCAGCCAATGTCGCCACGAACGCCACACATCGGGCATGGATCGCGGCTCACCCGGTTGGCCTCGGCAAGGCGGTTCTTTTCCTCCGTGGCGATCCGAACGCGCTCTTGCTGCGCCTCTTTCCAAGCCTTATACCGCCCGTCGCCTGTCCACTGGTTTTGCGGGTTGCCCGTTTTGCTCCAGAGGAAGTCCGTGCGGGCGAACGCCTTGCCGACAGGGCGGTGATAGAACTCCCCGCGCTCCAGCTTCATGGCGTTCAACAGGAAGGCCGAACCGCGCGCCATGTCGGTTGCGTGTTCCTGATCTGAAATGGTGATGGCATCCATCATGCTTTCCTCCGAATATGGCCCGCGACATAGACAGCACCATTCAGGCGAGCGGTCTTGCGGGCGGTTAAGTTGTTATCGATGCCCCACGCATCGGGCTGGCCGTGGATGATCCAGTGCCGGGGAAGGTCGAGCGTAGTCATGCCGCCCTCACTTCGTCTGTGAGCGTGGTCACATCGACACCACTCCAGGTTGACCACAGGCGCAAAGCCCGGTCGGTAAACTCTGCGCGTTCCGGTTCGCTCATGGCCCGGTCGCTGGTGGATTTTAGCTTGCGGTGAACGTCCCCACTCGGCAGCGGTATCTCGTCATACAGCCGCAGTTTCTGCCGGGTGATGTCGTGCAGGTCTTGCTCGTCCAGCGTCATGCCGAACCGATCATTGAGCAACGGCACCACAAGGCCCGCAACCGCCCAATAAAGGCCCCTGCGGCGCTGATTGGCCACACCACCCTTGATGGTGACGACAACGCGGCCCTTAACGTCCTGCATGGCTGTTTGCGCCGCTGCGTTGGCGGGGCGAAGCATCCCGAGGTGCGAGGTGAAAACGAGGGGAGGCTTGTCAGACATTGGCCAGCCTTTCCGCTTCTGCCATCAGGTCGATGCCGTGGATCTTGAAGAAACCGCCATGGCCCAAGGCTTCCACACTCTCGCGCGGGCCGTGCTGGATCTGGTGATGCACCGGGCAAAGCGGCACCGTGCGATCATGCCGCCGCGATACGCGCCCACCGTGGATGCTGGCGGTTACATGGTGGACGGTCGCGCGCGCCCCGCAGACAAGACACGGCAGCGAAGCAATGCGCTCCATATGCCGTTTCTCGGCTGCTGTTGGGGCGCGCTTGGCCATCAGAAAGGGATATCGTCGTCTAGGTCGTTGGCGGTCTGTGCGTGGCCCGCGCTATCGGGCTGTTCCGCCCGCTCACCCTTCGGAGCATTCAACACCGTCACGTTGTCGGCGCGGCATTGCAGGTAGGTTTTCCCGTCATGCTCGCGCGTGGTCAGTTCGCCGTTCACAGCAACCGCGGATCCCTTGCGGAGAATGTCAGACAGCCCCCGCGCACCCTTGCCCCACCGGGTTACGTCAACCCAATAGGTCTGCTTGCGGTCGCCAAATCCAACATCGACGGCAACCGGAAAGCTGCACAATTCGCTGTCGCCTTGGGTCTGCTTGTAAGTGGCATCGCGGCCCAATCGGCCTGCGAGGGAAATGTTGAACATCAGAAACCATCCTTCAAATACCGGGCGCGCAAGTCCGCTTCCCGCGTTGCAATTTCAGTCAGAAAGGCCCCAACTTCGGCCTCAATTTCGGTAATCAGCGCATCATCCCGCGCCACCCGCTCAACGTGCAGTTGCATCGCCACAGGAAGGCGCGGATCGTAGCTGGCGAAGTCACACCATGCGCGGCCAGTGCAGGCCATCTGCCATTGCATTTGAAGCAGGTATTTGTTCGCCAGTTTGCCGCCTTCCAGCGTAGCGAGGTGCGTTGCTGTGTTCGGGCACTTTATCTCGATCAGGCCATCATCGCCCACCATCCCATCGGGTGATGCCCCAGACATGACCAACGTAGGGTGATCGATGAAGCCAACCTCGATCACCGTTGCGCCAGTCTCAAATTCATAGGCGGCACGGGCGCGAGGTTCGCAATCGGTCCCCCACTGCATGGCGGCATTACTAAACCCTTCACCCGCCGTTCCTGTCAGGCGTTCGGTGATAAGTTGCACTGCGTAATTCTCGCGCGAGGCGCTGGGGCCGCTTTTGGTTTTGGCCATCACGTCGGCAATCTTGCTGGCGGTAGCCTTGCCCAATCTGGCGGCGAACCATTCTTCTGACCGCTGGTCCATCACGCTGGCTCCTTTGCCTTGGCGTCGGTTTCAGCCTTCGCCATCTTTGCCAGCTTGTCATTGAGTGCTTCGACTACCCGGCCATAATCCGCTTGGCTCAGTAGCCGCAGATTGTCCCCCGCCACCACAATCGACAGGTGCTTGAGCATCGCCGGAATATTGGTGCTGGTGGCTTGGACTAGCTGGGTGAGCCTTGCCCATTCGTGATCTGGCATCTCTTCTACGCGGGCGGGCGGCGGCGCGGGCTTTGATGCCGCGTTACCGTCGTCATCCTCAGTGGGAACACCGAACGCGGTAACGAGAGCATAACGGCGGGCATATGTCAGCGCCGATCCATAGGCTTGCGCGTCGTTCTTGTTCGCCGGGACAAACAGCGTCCCCATATCCAGCACTTCGCCGGACGCATGGTGCAGCGTGGTTTTGATAACAACCCCGCCCGTTGCCTCAACTGGCGACTGCACGAAAAACAGGCCATTGTTGATGAGCGCGGGCTTGATCGCCTCGATCACGCTAGTCAGGTCTGCATACTTGCTCTTGAAGTGCGGATTGGCCGCGCTTTTATGCGCGCCCTCAATCTCGCCAAAAGCCTTGGCCATGGCGATTGCAAGCGTATCTGTTTTGGCTGTTGTCATTGTGTTTTACCTCCGTTGCTTTTCGATATAGGCGCGCATTTAGCGGCATTGTCAACCCCAACAATTCGCTTGCAGGCCGGATAAATGCGGGGCAATAAGTCGGGCGGGGAGCGTTTCTGCAACGAAGGACGCTCAACCCGCCCTATCGACAGCCTGCACAGGAGGCCACCGAATGACGCCTGATTACATTCCCCTAGAATTAAGCGCAACCCTAGCGGCGTGGATTAACCGCCGCTTGGACTTGCGCCGCTTTCGCAAGCAGCTTTCCGCAAGGTTGGCAGCTCGCAAGGTATTGCGCCCATATCGCCAGGATGCTGCACAGCGCGGCTGGCAAACACGAAAGGACAACCGACATGTATAACCAATATGACTACGTTGCGTTGGCAGACGACGCATATGAGTTGGCGATGCGACGGGGTAGTCGATGGCTGTTGAACGCAATTGGCGCGGCGACAAATCGAGATGAACTAATCAGCGCAAAGGATGGCTTTGCCACAAGCAATCTCAAGTGGGGGATGCAAAAGGACTATATCGAGCAAGTCCACCCGATATCGCCATACAAGATCAAGAGAATGGAAAAGGATGCGCGCGGGCTGGAAGAGGCACGGCAGCGCAAGGAATTGGCGGAAAGCCTTAGGGTGTCGCGCGATCCGTGCCCAAGGTGCGGCGTTCGCGGTGATATCGGTTGCGGTCACAATACATGAAACGCTCGATCCGAAAAATAGCCAATCAGCTGATTGCCGTGATCGAAGCGGATAACATAAGCGCCTATGATTTGCGCATGGCGGCGCGCCAGTTGAACGCACAGGCAGAAATGCTGGAAGAGGGGCTGGACCCATGAGGAACAAGTTCAACGCCCGTCGGACAGTATGCGCCCAAGGCCATAGCCATGCGAGTAAGCGGGAGGCCAGGCGATGCGGTGAATTGCACCTTTTGTTGCGCGCTGGCGAGATTGACGCCCTTGTGATCGAGCCGCAATATTGGTTTGTGATTAACGGGGATGTGGCCACGCACAAGAACGGGCGTAGGATCGGCTACAAGCCTGATTTCAGCTATCAGGAGCGTTGCGGGCGGATAGTCTGCGAGGACGTTAAGGGAGGGCCTACCGCCACTGAGGCGGCTACCTTACGCATGGCGATTTTCAGACATATTTATCCACATATTGAATTGCGGATTGTGAAGTGATAAAAGGCGGGCGGGCGAACGGTGAAGGGACCGCTCAAGCCCGCCCTATCAACGCGCCTTACGAGAGGATCAACGCGCCGATGACTGAACAGATACCCGAAAACCGTTTGCAGGGCAAGCCGATTGAGCAATTGGCTAATGATGCATGGGCGGCATATGCGGCTACGCAAAAGGCCATTTGCGCCGATCCGGCATTGCTTGAAAACGAGTTTTTCACCGCCCTGCAAGACACCGCTTTTGCGCGGTTCATTGCCATGTTTGAGGCAGTGTAATGGCGCGGTGGTTTCGCTTTCACGCAGACGCCTTAGACAATCCAAAGGTGCAAAAACTTGACGCCGAAACTTATCGGAATTGGGTCAATATCTTGTGCCTGGCCTGCAAGCATGATGGCAAGTTGCCGCCAATTTCTGACATTGCGTTTGCGCTGCGGATTAGCGAGGACGGTGCCTTAACGGTGGTCACACGCCTGCTTAACGCTACCCTTATCGATAGGCTTAGCGGCGGCCCGGACGGTTGGCACTACGCCCCCCACGGTTGGCAAGAAAGGCAATATATTTCCGACACTTCAACCGAAAGGGTGAAACGTTTCAGGAAACGTTCCAAGCCCGTTACTGAAACGGCCCCAGATACAGATACAGATACAGATAATACGTTACCTAAAGGTAACGGCGAAAACGCCGATCCTGATAAAGTTTTTTGGGATGGTGCTCGCGCCTATTTAGGGAAGGCCAAGGCGAGCATAATTGGCAAGTGGTGCAGGGACTACGGGCAGGACGCAGCGGCGAAAGCAATCACCGAAGCGCAGCTTGCGCGTGCGGTTGATCCAGTGACCTACATCGAGCGGGTATTGCGGCGGACAAAAGCGGGCGGATTGGAATTGCCGATATGCTGACATTCCCACACAAGACCGGAAAGCACCATTGCCCGCAATGCACGGCCACGCGAAAAAACAAGCGGGATCGAAGTTTGAGCGTAACCCACGATAGCAAAGGCTGGGTTTGCCACTGCCACAATTGCGGATTTTCAGGAGCGGACAATGAGCATACATCCCCGGCACAAGGAATGGATCGAAGCACGCGGTCTAGATCCGCAGCTTGCCGAGAAACTTGGACTGAAAACGGTTGCGGACGCGGGCGCGAATTGGCTGGTAGTCCCGTATATCGAGGGCGGGGAGGCGATCAATCACAAATGGCGGCAAACGTCCGAGCAGCGCCACAAGATGGAACAAGGCGCACCA